ATTGACCGAACCTAGTCGTAATCCCAATAGGTCGGAATCGCGCTTCTTCAGCGGCGATCCTTGCGGCTTCAATTTGAGCTTCAGCAGATGTTCTGGCAGCAGATTCAGCCGCAGAAGCTTGCTTTTTTGCTCCCATATACCCCAAAACGGGGCCGACAATAGAACCCATAATTTATCTCCAGATGTACAGCTTTCTAGTTATTCCATCCAAACATTTATGATTCTCTAATACCTTAAAACCTGTTATCAAAGACCATTTGTGCATCTTTTCATCGTCTATAAACGGCATTGCGTATATATCTTGCTTCTGTTTTCTAGCCCAATCATTCCAATCTTTAACAAATTCTTTCTTTATACTTTTTGTCCATTTAAATACATCCATGTGGACAAATAACAAACCATTTACGTCTTCTGTATAGATAATGTAATAATCAGTTGTAATTACAGGTATCTTCAAGCAGTCCGTTTCCACATATAAACCACGATATACGGTTGCAGGTTTGCGTTAGTTCCGCTTGCGCCTTCTGTGCTGTTGGCTACAGTGATGCTTGTAAAGGCGGTTGACGTTGCAACTTGCGCTTCAGCCCTAAGACCAGACTGCGGTACCTGAACGCCAGCACTCCCGCTGTCAACTGCGTATGTGTGGGCGTGACCCGGATCAGTAACCGTAGCCGTATGTGTGTGGCTTACGACAATAGAATTAGCAGAACCGCCAGTCTCCTCTGCCGTATCAAATGCAGCATTGCCAGCATCCAAACCAACCATAACGCGGCCAGCACCGAAAGCTACCCATGTTCCAAAACCCAAAAGTGTTGCAGGATTGGTGCTTACTGAAGCATTTGTATATATTGAGCCAACAGGATATATAATTGGATAAACAGCAGCCAAAGCAGCCTGAACAAAAGCAGTCGTAGCTAAAGAAGTATCGTTATCACCATAAGTCTGAGTAACGCCAACAGTTCCAGTAGGAAGTGTTACGGTTCCGGTAAACGTAGGAGATGCCGTATCTGCTTTAGTAGAAACAGCAGTAGCAATGTTATTGAATTCAGTATCAATCTCAGTACCTTTGACGATCTTGTTAGCATCGCCTGCAGGTAATGTATCTTTCGTCGCAAAGTTGGTGCTTTTTACATAGTTACTCATAATTATTCCTAACTAAGTTTTCCGTTTTTGGCCTGAATTTCAATCTTTTGAATACTTAACGCAGCGCCATTGATATTTGATTCGTATCCAGTTTGCACTAATTTTCCTGCTCCAGTAGCAGATACAGTTAATGTCTGTATAAGTTGTCCGTTACTGTAATAAGCTACAGGAGAACCATTAGAACCGTATTCAGCGGTTCCGTATTCTGAAATTCCTTGAATAGGAATTTGTGTGTTATCAGAAAGATAATTGTTACTTAAATCAAAAGCCCATTTAATCGTAACGTATTGATTGGTTCCGCCAATAACAACTACAGATATTTTTTTAAGAACAGAGGTCTGAGCTACATTCCCTAGATCTGCGTAATTGGTGTAATACTGTAGCCTGTAGGCCACACCATCATCTTGATAACCAGTGTATTGCACTACATAACCAGTTTTACCAAATAACAAGTCACCGTTTGCTCTTGAGTATAAAGATTGTGGATCAATGGAGTTCCATACTGTTACACGAACAGAACTGTCTTGTAATTGACCCCTGGTATCAAAGCAGTAAATTTGCTCTACTGAAGGAAGCGTAAGTAAGTAAAACGCATTTCTCTCAGAAAATACCGCTTTAACTTTTGATAAATCTTCACCGGAAACAATAGTCATTAAGTCGTTTCGCACATTCTTTGAGAGATCGCGGAAAGGTAAAGATTTTTCCTGAATCGTCCTCATTAAAGAGCGAACACCGGTATTTGATAAAAACAAAACATCAGTACCGATTGTTTTAACACTATCCCTTGCAATACAGCCAGTTCCTATAATTGCATCATCAATTACTAAGTCTTCAGGAGTCGTAGCGTTTTTGTAGACAAGAATCTGATTCTTCCCGAAGATAAACAAGTAACCATTATGAGAAGCAAGAGCTTGGATTTCATCTACGCCTTCACCCCAAACCCTCGAGACATCCAAACTACCGGCGGTTCCGGTATCCCAAATGTGTCCGGCAAGTAAGTCTGAGAATGAAATGGTGACTTTATCGGTAGATGTATTGGCTACCCATAAACGTCCATAAGCACTTAAAACGATATTTGCGCTAGGTACGGTTCCAGAATAACCGGTCTTTTCTGATACCCTGCGATAAGTAGTAGTACTTACAGCCGGATCGTAAATTAACGGATCATGGCCGGTCTGGAAAAAGTATGCGATATTGTTTAATGTCGCAATACTCCAGTTATTAGCAGAGATAGTAGGTGCAGAACCGCCTCCTCCGTAAGTCAACTCTACGACAACATTGCTTGAGTTTAATTTGAATAACTTGTTATTCGCAGCGAATAAAACAGTAGCGGTTCCGTCAGACTGGATAAGCTCATGCAAAGCCTGAATGTCATTTGAGCCTACTGCGCCAGAACTAGCATTTACTTTTGTATAACCTTTTCTTGATCCAATACGTCCATATTGGTCAATAATGCAATTCGTTGCGTTTAAGGCAAATCCAGCAGCCAAGTCTAAAGGAGAGTCTTGGGTGTTTAATCCATAAAACCCTGGGGCTGATATGCTGGATACTTGGAGTGCTTGTGCCATTAGATAGCTATAAACTCTTGAGATTCAGGATAACGAGTTGCTTCTAAAGCAATGTAATCTGAGAGCATTTGTCTATAAAGAGTATAAGCCTCAGAACTATTTAAACCACCATCCTCGCCGCGCTCAACTAACGCTCTTGCATAAGCATTTTGAATTACTAGATCATCTGCTACTACAATAACAGTAGAGTCTGAAGATAATTCAGCTTGAGGAATAATCAGAGAAAATTTAAGCGAGTAAGCGCTATCAGGAACAGGAAATATGTTTACTTTCGTGTCGTAACTTCCATCTACACCGTTAAAAGCGTAGTAAGTAGGAATATTCTGAGCAGGGGTTCCAAAGCTCAAATAACGGTTCATTTCAGCAAATGAAATGTTTTGCAGAGGAATTTCCGATGTTACATTGATAGCATCTGAGACACGGAATTTATTACCGCTACCAGTAACAGAATATGAGCTAACTCCAGCAGATGTAGTAACTGTTACATTGGTAAATAATGCGTTCCAATTAAACGCATCTTCTACTTGACGTTTCGCATCGTTTACAAACTTACCAATAAGAGTAGAGTAGGTTGTTTGCGTAACGGTAGATACCTGGACTTCACGGAGCCTGACCAGAACATCATTAACCGCTTCTAAGTATGTTTTGCTCATTCTCGCTGATTTCCTTTAACAACGAAGGTTAAAATCACAGTAAAAGTACTTCCAGATTCAGGGGTGACTTGTACTTGATCGCCTTCTTCTAATACAACATAAGCTCCACCATCAAATTTTAGATAGTCTTTGGAGTTAAAACTGTATGAACTAAGAACGTCATACGCTGCAGACGCACTTGAGTCATACCACGACAAAGTGCAATTTTTTGTGCTGCCGCTGGTATTATGAAGATAAGAAAGATTCCATAGCGCACGATAACCAGTCGGCACTGTGTACAGTGTCGTGGTAGAACCAGCAGTTGGGGTTGCGCCTACAGAAAATTCCCGCATCAGAAATCCTTAAATATCAGTAAGGAGGCCCGATGCGGGTTGTCACCTAGAGGTTTTGCAGAGAATACCATAAATCAAAAGATAACTACCACTTTACCTTGCTAGACCACCAAGCTGCAGATAATTTACCTTTTGCGATATTTTCTGCGTGACGAGCTTTGAACGATTTGCGCCTAGCTTTGTCTGCTTCTGACTCCCCAGGTCTTGCAGGAGAACCAGATACACCCTGCTGACCAAAACGAATCAATTTAACAGTATCACCAGACTTGGCTAAAACAGCATGGCTTTTAGTAGGATGCCCTGGGGTTTTTTTAGGCTTATTAAATCCAGAGAAAGTCTCTTTACCGCGCTTAATCACTTTTTACCCCGTTTGGCTGTTTTTTTGGCAGCTTTAAAAGCGGCGGCAGTAGGAGCGCCTTTAGTTCCAGGCTTACGCATTTTTTCCCCGCTACCGGCTTTGATCCTTGCTTTTTTGGCATGGATATTTGCGTAAAGACCCTTCATTTCTTTTTCCTAGCCATACCAGCCTCAGAAAGCGCAATAGCTACGGCCTGTTTCTTGGATTTAACAATAGGGCCTTTCTTTCCAGAATGTAGACTTCCAGCCTTGTACTCACGAAGTACTTTAGCTACTTTCTTCTGACCTTTCGTTGCTTTCATATTTGCCTTTCGTAATGGGGCCACCGACTAACCAGGCATCGCAAGTACGGTCGGCAGCGCACTTGAAATGGAACAGTTCACAGTATCCTAATTTAGCGGTATCAATGACCTGTTCTTCATATTCCATTGGGCTTTTTTCTTCGCCTTCAATACCATTTTTAATACATTCCAGCATTTCAGGAGTTTGAATAAAAGCAGCGCAATTCCCACAGCGCATAGTCTTTACTTGATCCGTGGGGGCGTTATACATCTTGGCTTTTTTAAGCCAAAACGCATCATTTGGTTCATTTGGATTGGCTGGCCCGTAACCATACTCTTTAAAGGCATGGTTCCTGTTTTTCAGGTTAATGCTAACGTCTTGCGTAGCAATAGGACACTTTTTCCCAAATAATCCATTTTCCATTTTACGATTTCCGTGGTCGGCCAACTTTAGCTTTAGGAGCCAAAAAAGGAATATTTACCCTTTCCTGAGATTCTTGTTTTTCTTCTACATCAATGCGGACATATCCAGAGTGTCCTTTCATTGATTCAATATCGTGAGGTAAAACAAACTCAACAGTATTGCCACTTTGAAGACATTTATAAAGAGCCATATTTCCCTCTCAAAAGAAGGAAGGGCTACCTTTCGATAGCCCCTCCAACTAATTACGCCGGAACAGCCAGAGCGTAGGCGGAGCTAGAAGTAGCCACACCAGAGCTGGCAGACGTACGCATAGCCTTAACACCGTACAGGGTATC